CTCAGGAGATGAGAAGTATGGGGATTCCGGTTGTTAACTTCACGCCATCTAGGGGTAATGATAAAGTGACTAGGGTTCACTCGGTATCGCCATTATTTGAAGCTGGGATGGTGTGGGTCCCTGACACTACTTGGGCGGATGAGTTAGTTGAGGAGGTTGCGGCATTTCCAAATGGTGAGCATGACGATTTGGTTGATAGCATGACACAGGCTTTGATGCGTTATCGTCAGGGCAATTTTGTTCAGTTGCCATCAGATGATTGGGAAGATGATGAGAACTCTGGTAGGATGCAGGTATATTATTGACAATAATTGCGAGTCGCACTGATGGCTGAACCCTCCTATTCCCAGAACGTAGATACTGTGACGGTTTCTGCGGGTCCCTTATATAATTCAGATAACCCCGAGCGTATGGCTTTTGATGCGTACATGGCGGAAAACTACCCGGACCAGATTGAGGGCAGTAATTATTTTGATGCATTAGAGACGGCTTCGGTAAGTGGCATGAAGCCGCTTGATGTTTATCAGGCCATGTCTTTGGGTGATTCGGAGGCCGCGGTTGAGGTAGCGAAGCGGTCTGGTTATGCCCTTCCGGTCGATATGCAGAGGGTTACTAGTCTGGGTACTGGCGACAAAAGGTCCAATCTCCATGGGCTGTATGTTCCTGAAGTAGTTGGAGACAGAAGTTTTTCGGTAATAAAGTCCGGCAACATCAGTCGTCCTGACTTTTTCCCCGCTGAGAATCAGATGAATGCTATCTACGACCGTATGTCACAATACGAGAAGGCTTTTGGTGATAGCCCTACGCCAGATATTTCCAGCAATCCAGAGATGTTTACGGAGGGCGATCAGATATTTACGATAGGGCCGGGTGGCATGGACCCTCAAACACTGGCTCACGAGTTTTACCACCGCTCTGGGATAAGAGAAGAAAAGCCCATCTACACAATGTCCGTTATAAACGCTCAAACGCCCTTAGAGTATAAACAAGCGTTGATGGTCTATGCGGGAAAATACCGTAAGGAATTGTTGGAAGACCCTGAGACAGGCTATTTTACTTTTTCCAACTATCAGAAGTATGAAAAATTGCAAAGGGGCGAAGATGCCGAGCTACCTTCCGGATTAGAAAAAAACGTATTACTGGATATCACCGAGCGTCCCTACAAAAGTGGTGGTCTGCCCGCTAACAAGTCGGTCGCTTCTCAAATGGTTTTTGAAGAGTTTGATAAAGGCATCCGCGGACCTGACAGAGATGTGAAGCGGGAATTAGCTAACTTAGCTAATGGGGAAGGTCCGAGCATGTTGGACACCGCTAAAGGAGGTATAGCAGACTTTTTTGGTTTAGAAGACACGCCTACTAAGCAAGAGCTTTTAGACGACCTTTATGAAATGCGTGTTACCGACAGCATTTTTGGTAAGCGTCGAGCGGAGCTACTCACAGAAGATGATTATGACAGCGATTACTTTATGGATTCCACGGCTAACCCAGACGAGATTTCAAAGTATAAGCTCATGCGTACCGCCGAGCCGAGGACATTGATCAACCGGGATTATGCCGAGGCTAACCCAGACCTTGTGGAGTATCAACGCAATGTTCCACAAATCACTGAAGAAGAGATAATGGAGCGATTTCTTGACCTTAGAGCCTTCGAAGAGGAGGGTGAGGGTTATACGGGAGATCGACAAAGACTTATGAATCAAGGTCTAAAGAGCTTAAACATAGAACAAAAGAATGTTCCACGTGGAACATCTGAGGATGGAATAGGTGAAATTATGAACAGACCACGGCCCACGGCCCCTGAAAACAGCAGGAAAAACGCGGCTACCGCTAAAATTATGCGTCAGGCCGGACTTCCTGTAAAATCAGAAAGAGATGCCTCCGACATTGAACCGGAGATATTAGAGCAATTAGACGCTATAATGGGCCGTTCTTCGGAGGAATAATAGATGGCTAATGAAATAAAAGGTGTAGGTTCTTTGATGGATAACAATATTCCATCTCAGATTGATCCAGATGATTTAGATGCGGAAGTGCAGTTAGAGATTATGGATTTGGGTGAGCCCCTAGTCCGAAACTCAGACATTGAAGGTTCCCCTGAGATAGAGATTATTCAGGAAGACGACGGTGGTGTCACAATAGATTTTGATCCGCAGGACGAGCGCGGCTCTAGTGATGACTTCTACGCTAACTTAGCGGAAGAGATGCCGGACCGCGAGCTTGCCGCTATTGCCAGCGAGCTTCTAGATCAGTTTGATGCTAACAAAGCCAGCCGTCAGGACTGGGAAGAGACTTACGCCAATGGCCTAGAGTTGCTTGGATTCAACTACGAGGAGCGCGAGCAACCGTTCCGTGGCGCGTCGGGCGTGACTCACCCACTATTAGCCGAGGCCGCTACACAATTCCAAGCGCAAGCCTTTAACGAGCTTCTACCTGCTACTGGTCCCGTCAAAACAGTTTCCTTGGGTAAGGACACACGTGCTAAGAAAGATCAGGCGCAGCGTGTTCAGACCTTTATGAATTACTACATTACGAATGTAATGGAAGATTACACCCCGGATATGGACCAGATGTTGTTTTATCTGCCCTTGGCCGGAAGTACCTTTAAGAAGGTTTATTACGATGAGACTCTGGGCCGTGCGGTAAGTAAGTTTATCCCTGCTGAGAATCTCGTGGTTCCTTATGAGACTTCTGATTTAGACACCTGTCCTAACATTACTCAAGTTGTACGCATGTCGTTGAATGATCTGCGTAAGAAGCAGTATGCCGGTCAGTATTTGGATATAGATGTCTTGCCTTCACAGGGCGAGTTAGATTCTGTACGTAAAGAAATCAACTATTTGGATGGTCTTGAGCCGTCTAACATTGATTACGATTGCACTCTTTTAGAAGTACATGCTGACTTAGAGATTGAGGGCTACGAAGAATTAGACGATGACGGTGAGCCTATCGGCATTAAGGTTCCTTATCTGGTTACTATTTCCCAAGATAACGGACAGATACTATCTATACGTAGAAACTACCGAGAAGATGACGAGTTAAAGAAGAAGATACAATATTTTGTTCATTACAAGTTCTTGCCCGGTTTTGGTTTCTACGGCCTTGGTTTGATCCACACTATTGGTGGTTTGTCTCGCACAGCTACTTCTGCACTACGTCAGCTTATCGATGCCGGTACTCTGTCTAACCTCCCAGCAGGATTCAAGGCCCGCGGCCTACGGATCAGGGACGACGATGAGCCTCTACAGCCCGGTGAGTTTAGGGATGTTGATGCACCCGGTGGTGCGATCCGAGACAGCTTGATGCCGTTACCGTTTAAGGGACCGGATCAGACGCTGTATCAATTGTTAGGTTTTGTTGTTCAGGCCGGTCAGCGGTTCGCTACTATCACCGATATGAAGGTGGGCGACGGTAATCAGCAGGCGGCAGTTGGAACTACAATAGCGATGCTTGAGCAGGGCTCGCGTGTAATGAGTGCGGTGCATAAGCGTCTGCATTATGCCATGCGTGTTGAGTTTAAGATTCTGGCCCGAGTTATGGGTGAGAGTCTCCCAGCGGAGTATCCATTTGAGGTTGCAGGTGCTGACGGCACCGTTATGGCTACGGACTTTGATTCGCGGGTCGATATCATACCGGTAAGTAACCCGAACATCTTTAGTCAGGCGCAACGCATTGCTCTTGCTCAGAGTAAGCTACAGCTTGCTACTGCGGCACCAGAGCTACATAACTTGCACGAAGTTTATCGTGACATGTATGAAGCGATGGGCGTGACTGATTTAGATCGGATTATGAAGGCTACTCCCGACCCACGGCCCATGGACCCTGCACAAGAGAACATTAACGCTCTTGATATGTTGGAGTTACAGGCTTTTGAAGGTCAGGACCATCAGGCCCACATTATGGCTCACTTGGTATTTGGTAATACGCCTATGGTTGGTCAATTGCCTCCAGTTGCGATAACATTGCAGAAACACGTAATGGAGCATATCCAGATTGCGGCTAAAGAGCAGGCTTCGGTAGCTTACATGCAGAAGGTTATGGGCAATCAAGGCGCGCCAGCTACTCCGGAGGAGATGTTGGAGATGGAAGCCATGACAGCACAATACATTGCGGAAGGTATGCAACAACTCAAGCAACTGTCTGAGCAGATAGCAACAGGCGGACAAGAGCAAGGTCCGGACCCATTGATTGCACTGAAGCAACAGGAGCTAGAACTTAAAGCTCAGTCTGAACAGGCTGACGCACAGATTGATCAGACCAAGGTCCAACTCGACGCGCAGGCGCTTGAGATGCGTAACCGCCAGTTTGGCGAAAGGATTGAGGCACAAAAAGCGCAGACAACGGCTCGTATTGATGCCGCAAGAGAGCGCGAATTTATTAAACAGCAGGGGCAATAACATGAAATCTAAAGTAAGCATTGTAACTAACACTCCGAAGGCGGCTCCAAAGGCCACTACTTACGCTGATATTAAGGGTCAAGGCCGTATTCCTTATGGCAAGACTGCTGAAGTAAAGATACCTACTACTATGACTCGCATGACTGCTCGCGGCATGGGTGCCGCTGTTAAGGGCGGCGGCTACATGGGTTGTAAGTAAAGTGTTTAACATAGACTTGTCTAGCCTTCCTAATTTCCCACCTAACTGGGACGAAATGACCGATGCCGAGAAATCGGCGTGGTTTAGAGAAAGGGCTGGTACGGCGGGTGGCGGTAGCAATAACCCGGACGGTATTCCCCCCGCAGTCGGTAACGTAGATGACGGTCGTACAGGAACTACTGGAACTACTGGAACTACTGGAACTACTGGAACTACTGGAACTACTGGAACTACTGGCACTGCCGACCCTACTTCACAGGTAAGTTCGGGATTAGGCTCTTTATTTGTAGGTCAAGATGGTAAGGCCGTTTACACCTCTGACGGTCAATTAGTCGGTAATCAGGGTACTGGCGGGCCCATGTTCGATTTGGACTCGGACGGAGACGGAGTACCTGACGGCTATTTTTACAATAGCTACTCAGAAGGTCAGTCAACCACCTCCTTATCTTGGCAACCCGCTACGGATGGTTCGGGACAAGGGGTATTTAATTACACCGATCCTGAAACGGGTGCAGGAACTTTATTAAATCCCGGTCAAAAAATACCGGGTACGGGATATGGCGCAGACGCTAGGTTTGCCCCAGTTGGTCCCGACGGCGAAGATTACGGTTTTTACGACAGTGAAGGTCGTGCGCTTTACGATGAGTTTGGTAGGACAATTGACCCTGAAACGGGCAAAGTGGATGATCAAATGGGTGCGGCTATTCGCAATATGGATACCAGCAACCTAGACCCACTTAGGCAGTACTCTGCTACTCGCCCTAATGATCCCAAAAACATCAATCCAATGTCTCAATATGGGCTACGGTTTCAAGACCCTAACGCACCAAAAGATACTGGTTCTGTGCCAAAAGCCCCCGAGCCTTACGTTCCCCCGGTTTATGACCCCGTTTTCCCCGAGTACGCTACTAACCCGGGTGGAACACCTATTTCTCCGGTTGCACCACAGGCGAACCCTTTCTTGACTCAGCCTGTCAACGCAATAGCACCTCCGCCGGTAAGCCCTTTTGCTACTACGGTAGCACCTCCGCAGGTAAGCCCTTTTGCTACTACGGTAGCACCTCCGGTGCAGGCCAATCCTTTTCAAGGTGGAATAGGGTCTTTTGTACAACAGCCCGAGGTAGCTCAACCTGTAGAACCCGTAGAGCAACCAGTACAACAACCTGTGTCAAACAATTTGTTTGGTGGAGGGTAAAGTTGGCTACAGTAAAAGACACCATTGCGAAACTTGAATCGCATGAAAAAGAATGCAGTATTAGGTACGAAAACATAGAAAAGCGTTTAGAGTCTGGAACCAAAAGGTTTGATAGGCTTGAGTTGATAATGTTTAGCATGTATCCGTTTATTATAAGCGCGATAGCTTTGTTTAAGTGGATGCCTGCGTAGGAGTTTGAATGATCGCAGAAATTTCCGCCGTAGTAGGGATACTCAAGGCGCTTAACGATGGGATATCTACTGTCAAGGAAAGCGGGAGTCACTTAACGGGGCTGTCGGGGGTTTTTGACGGCTTAACAAAAAGCAAGGCCGCTGTAGAGCAGATCGAAACAGATGTCAAAGAAGGTAACCATATCATTACTCAGGAGGAGGCTCTTGAGCTTGCTTGGGTTAAGCAGGATATCCGTCAGAAAGAAAAAGAACTAAAGAAATGCACTCCGCGAGAGGTCTGGCGAGACATGCTTGCCATTCAGCACAAATCCCTTATGGATGACAAACAGCGCCGCGAGAAGGCTCGTTTAGCCAAGAACAGGGCTATAACCAAACGAGATGAAATGATAAAGAACATTCTTGGGGTATTGTTCCTTGCCGTCCTTGGCGCAGGGGGCTGGTACGCTATGGAAGTTATTAAGGTGTTTGACAGACAATGACACCGAAAAGACTAGAGAAAGAAAGCAAGTACTCTGAGTTTGACTTAGATAACGATGGCATCGTCACTGACGAGGAAATTGCTCGTCACACGGAGATGGCTGATCAGACTATCAGGGAAGAGAAGGCAGACTCACAAAGAAAGATGGCGTGGGTCGCTATGGTTAGTATGTGCGTCTATGCCCTGCTTCCTATAATGCCTTTCATTCCCGAATCAAGATTATCTACTATAGCTTCATTAAGTGACATGCTGTTTCTGTCTCAGGCCAGTGTGATCGGAATGTTTTTTGGCGCGACTGCCTATATGACGAGGAAGTAACTATGTTGCAAGCACTTATAGGGCCAGTATCTGGCTTACTCGACAAGTTTATCGAAGACAAAGATACCAAAAACGCCTTGGCACACGAGATAGCCACCATGTCCGAGCGCCATGCTCAAGAACTCGCCAAGGGACAGTTAGAGGTCAATAAGGTCGAAGCGGCCTCAAAATCTATGTTTGTAGCTGGATGGCGACCAGCCGTGGGATGGGTGACTGTAATCGGCATGGCCTCAAACTACATCCTGATCCCTATGGGCAATTTTGGTTTGGCATTAGCCGGTAGTGACATAGCCATACCTCTGTTACAGATGTCTGAGATGATGCCTGTGCTTTTAGGTATGCTCGGTCTTGGCGGTATGCGTACCGTTGAAAAGATTCAGAAAGTATCAAGGGAGAAGTAAGGTGAAAACTAGCGGAGAAGGTACTGCGTTAATAAAAAAGTTTGAAGGATGCAAGCTAGAAGCATACCAGTGCAGTGCCGCGGTTTGGACTATAGGCTACGGGCACACTGCGGGAGTTGTTTCTGGCGATAAAATAACACAGGAGTCGGCAGACGACTTGTTAAAGGAGGATTTAAATGAATTTGAAGGATATGTACTTAAATATATTGACCCAGTTCTGGATCAAAACCAGTTCGATGCGCTTGTGGCTTGGACATTCAATCTCGGTCCAAACAACTTACGGGAAAGCACTTTGCGGACTAGGCTTAATTCTGGTGATTTTGCGGATGTCCCTCATCAATTAAAACGATGGAATAAAGCGGGCGGTAATGTCCTAGACGGACTTATTCGTCGAAGAGAGGCGGAAGCCTTACTGTGGTTAGGAAAAGAGTGGTCACATATTTAAAAAGTTGGTAGCCCCGCCTGTATAAGATATGCTAGGATAAACTACTACTTTAACAGACAATATGCGGGCATATAAGAATGGATGAGATACATACCGCGGAAGCAGTATTCCGGATCATTAGGGATAGAAGGCAAGGCATTGTAGATTTAATGATGTATGGCAATGTTAAGTCGATGGAGCAATATCGTGAGCTTATGGGAAACATGGAATCCCTCAATCACGTGGAACAGGAACTAAAACACCTGCTAGACAAACAGGAGCGCAGTAATGACTGATTCAAAAATTGATCTTTCAGCCGCCCCGAGTGCCGCTTTCCAGTTAGAATCGGAAAAAGAACAGGCAACCGAGGCTGTTACAAAAGATGCAGAAACCCCGAAAGATGCAGAAACCCTTCAAGATGCTTACGCAGAAAAACCTTTTTTGCGACCAGAAAACATTGGCGAAAGCCTTTTAGAAAGATTGCCTTCACCTACTGGCTGGAGAATATTAATTCTTCCATACCGTGGCAAAGGTCAAACTGAGGGTGGAATCTATCTACCTGATCAAATGATGGAGCAACAGCACGTTTCGACGCAAGTCGGCTACGTTTTAAAGGTTGGTCCTCTCGCCTACAAAGACCCCGAGAAATTCCCTACAGGTCCGTGGTGTGAAGAAAAAGATTGGGTAATGTTTGCACGTTATGCCGGATCACGTTTTTCTATTGATGGGGGCGAAGTTCGGATTCTTAACGATGACGAAGTTTTAGCTAAAATTCTCAGCCCCGAAGACGTATTGCATTTTTAAGGAGTAGAATATGAGTAAAGAAAATACAGTAGAGCTAGATGTATCTGAGGTAGAAGACGTAGAAATTGAAGTAAGCGTTGAGGATGGTACCGAAGACAACACCGAATCTAGCGAAGACCAGTTTCAGAAAGCCGACACTTCTACGCAAAAGCGTATAGATCGACTTACTAAGAAAATGCGTGAGGCGGAGCGGCGTGAAAACGAGGCCCTTAGTTACGCTAAAAAAGTTAAAGAAGAAGCAGACACTATAAAGACTAGGATGTCTAACTTAGACACTCAGTACGTTAATGAGTACTCTACACGTGTTAACTCTCAATCTGCCGCGGCAGAAGAAGCCTTATCTCGTGCTATGGAGATCGGTGATACTAGAGCCGCAGTTGAAGCTCAGAAAGCTTTAACAGGTTTAGCGATAGAAAATGACCGGGCTCAACAGGCTCGTATTCAGCAAGAGCGTTATCAACGTCAAGTTGCCGCGCAACAACAGGCTCAACTGCAAGCGCCTATGCCGCAACAGCAGCCTCAACCTAAACGTCCTGACCCAAAGGCGGAAGATTGGGCGGCAAAGAACGATTGGTTTGGTCAAGACGAGGCTATGACTTATGCCGCGTTTGGAATTCACAAGCGACTTGTTGAAGAAGAACAGTTTGACCCTAAGTCAGATGAGTACTATACTGAATTAGATCAAAGAATTAAGGGAGAATTCCCTCATAAATTTGGTAAACAGAGAAACCGTAACGCCCAGACGGTGGCATCTGCTTCTAGACAAACTACAGGGCGCAGTGGGAAAAGACAGGTTCGACTCACCCCGAGCCAAATTGCAATAGCAAAAAAATTGGGTGTGCCGCTTGAAGAATACGCGAAATACGTGAAGGAGACATAAAATGAGTGATAATACAGAAAAGTTTGATGCACCCATCAAAAGGGCTTCTCGCGCTAGTACAGAAAGGGGCAAAAAGGCGGTGCGTAAGCCTTGGGCTCCCCCGTCAATGTTAGAGGCACCACCTGCCCCTGACGGATTTAAGCATCGTTGGATTCGTGCTGAAACCAGAGGATTTAACGATAGCAAGAACGTCAGTGCTAAAATGAGGGAAGGTTGGGAGTTGGTCCGTAAGGACGAATACCCCGATTTCGAGTCCCCCGTTGTTGATACAGGTAAATACGAAGGTGTTTTTGGAGTAGGCGGACTACTTCTTGCACGTATCCCCGTAGAAACTGTTGCCGAGCGAACTGCCTACTTTAATGGCAGAAACCGCGATCAGATGGAAGCAGTTGATTCAGATATGTTGCGAGAGAACGCACATTCATCCATGGCGATTTCAAAACCGGATCGTCAATCTCGTGTAACTTTTGGCGGCTCACGAAAGTGATAGCCGTTTACTTTTAGGAGAATACTTTTATGGCAAATTCAAATACTGCCTATGGTCTTCGCCCTGTTGGTCTAGTCGGAAGCGGTGCTAACTCTACTGGTGTAACCCAGTATGAAATCGCAAGCGACAACACTAATGCTATTTTCCAGTATGGAATAGTTGTACCTTTAGCCGCAGGTGTTATCACCTTCGCTGGTGCTACTGATGGTGGAACTACACAAGCATTAGGTGTACTGATGGGCGTAGAATATGTTGATAGCGTAACAAAGAAGCCGACCTTTCTTAACTACTGGCCCGGTTCTAACTCTGTGAGTGTAGATACTAACCACAAAGTTAAAGCTTTTGTTGCGGATGACCCAATGCAAATCTTTAAGGTGTCTTCAGACGCAACACTAACAGATGTAGCCACTGCACAAGCGGCTGTATTTGCTAATGCTAGTCTGGGAACGTCTGCTAGAACGGGTTCAACAAACACAGGGTCTTCCAACTCTCAGTTGGGTGTAAGCACCATTGCAACTACGGCTACCCTGCCGTTAAGAATTGTGGGTATTATGGACGATGCGGGTAACGAAGACGTTACTGCGGCTGGTCTGCCGATGCTTGTTCGCATCAATGCTCATTTCAACTCACCTACTAGCCGTTTTGATTCGCAGACTAATGCGACATCAACAGGCATTTAAGGGGGATATACCATGGCTATTTCTCGCGCACAATTAGCGAAAGAGCTTGAACCCGGCCTTAATGCCTTGTTCGGCTTGGAATACGACCGTTACGAAAACGAGCATTCGGAGATTTTTGAAGAAGAGTCTTCCGACCGTGCTTTTGAAGAAGAAGTAATGCTCGGTGGTTTCTCAACTGCACCCGTTAAAAATGAAGGCGGAAACGTCAGCTTTGACGATGCACAAGAGACTTACACTGCACGTTACTCTCACGAGACTATCGCACTTGCTTTCTCTATTACTGAAGAAGCGATTGAAGATAATCTTTATGATCGACTAGCATCACGCTATACCAAAGCTCTGGCACGTTCCATGGCTCAAACCAAGCAAATCAAAGCGGCTTCTATCTTGAACAATGCGTTCTCGACAGGTTCTAGTGCGATTGGCGACGGTGCGGCCCTGTGTTCTGCTGCTCACCCATCTTTGTCAGGTAACCAGACTAATCTTCTGGCTACTCCGGCTGACCTCAACGAGACTTCTCTTGAGCAAATGCTGATTGACATTGCTGGTCTGACTGACGAGCGTGGTCTGAAGATCGCTGTACGTGGCATGAAGCTGATTATTCCGAAAGAACTGCAATTTATTGCAGAGCGAGTAATCAACTCTAACCTCCGCAGTGGTACCGCAGACAATGATAATAATGCAATGAAGAACATGGGAATGTTGCCGGAAGGCGCAGTGGTTAACCACTTCCTAACTGATTCAGATGCATACTTTATCAAGACTGATGCTCCAAACGGCTTCAAATACTTCAACCGTTCGCCTATTAAGACGGCAATGGAAGGAGACTTTGACACCGGCAATATGCGCTTTAAAGCCCGTGAAAGATACAGCTTCGGCGTATCTGATTGGCGCTCTGTGTTCGGTACTCCCGGCGCGGCGTAAGCCTATGTTGTTATGGAAGGGCGGCACTTGCCGCCCTTTCTTTTTTGCGGTATAGTAAAATTGAACACAAACCCTGACAGTCGTTTTTTTTGACTGACATTTGCCAAGACAGGAGAAACACTCATGGCTAACACAACTTTTTCTGGTGCGGTCCGTTCTGAAAACGGATTTACCGATGTAACCAAAGGCGCGACCGGTGCTTTTACTACCAACTCTACTTATGGCAACAACGCTTCTATTGGCGGAACCCTTAAAGCTAAACGCTCTGTAGTAAAAACTTGGGAAGCCACAGCGGCAGTCTCCGATACTCTATCTATATCTGATTCCGGTGCTATTGTACTAATTCACGGTACTTTAGATAATGTTATTACTTTACCTGCTTCAGCTACTGCAACAGAAGGCGCGTATTTTGACTTCTTAGTAACTACCGCTGTAGGTTCTGGTAAAACAACGACTATTGCTATCCCTGCTTCAACAGGCAGTACTTTCTTGGCCCAAACGCAACTAGCGGCAGGCAATGCGGCTAACCCTGTTATCACAAACGCAGGGGACACCTTTACCTTTGTAGCGGGTTCGGGAATAGGCTCTAGATGCCGTATTACTTGTATTACTGCGGTAACTGGCGGCAAGCAGGTATGGATGGCAAGTTCTGTAGGAACGCCTATCTCTACAGTAGGGTAATTAGCTAAAGGAGAAATTTATGTCTGATGTTAAAGCGACATTTGTCTCTGCGGCAGTGGCAAGTGCAACGGCGATATCGACCGCGGCACAGGTAGCAAATAATGCCGCCCTTACTTTGACTGCTAGTCCGTATGTTACGGATGCGGCACGAAAAATTACCATTACTTCGGGTGGCAATGATTCCGGCATTTCTTTTGACATTGTTGGATTAGATGAAACGGGTGCCGCGGCTTCTGAACGAGTTACGGGAGGAAATGCCGGTGCTGTAACCAGCACCGAGTACTATACTTCCGTTACCTCTATTACAGCAGTTGGTGATCCGGCAGGTACGGTGAGTGCGGGTACTTCAAATAGCGTAGGAGCCCCGATGTTTGAGGGCCGTATGCGTTTAAGAGGTATGTACGCAGTCAATACTGCTACGGGCGGAACCATCAGCTTTAGAGAAGGTACCGTAGGCGGAACAATAAACATGCAGTTTAATACAGTTGGAAACGCAGACTCCGCCGAATACCCGGACATACCGGATAACGGCATGTTGTTTGTTGGGGGAGGGTACATAACGTATTCTGCCGCTAATATGGCTTCCATAACCGTTTTCTTTGCGTAAAAAGGTCTTTATATGGCTACTACAAAAGATGTTGAAAGACTTCCCAGTGGCCGTATAAAGTACCGTGGGGAGACTTTTCCGGGTTTTAATAAACCAAAAAAGACCCCTAAAAAATCTAAAAAAAGCGCCGTTTTAGCTAAAAAAGGCTCTGAAATCAAACTAGTTCGGTTTGGTGACCCCAACATGTCCATTAAAAAAGACCAGCCTGCCCGGAGAAGCAATTTTCGGGCTAGGCATAAGTGCGACACCGCAAAAGATAAGTTTTCAGCGCGTTACTGGAGTTGTAAAGCATGGTAAGCGCAGTTAACTTAGGCGCAGGATCGCCCAAATCAAACAAATGTGCCGTTATCCGCATGAAAAAAGGCGGATCGGTAAAAAAGAAGTCTGGCGGAAAGATTTGCCCAGAGGGTAAAGCTTGGGCAAAGCGTACTTTTGACACGTATCCCTCGGCCTACGCTAATTTAGCGGCTTCTAAATACTGTAAAGACCCTAATTACGCCAAGAAATCTAAAGGCGGTAAAAGAAAAGGACGTTAACATGCCTCATTCTACAAAAGATTTAGATAAAGTTATTGCTGGTTTAAAAAAAGCGTCTAAGCTTCATGCAAACCAAGCAAAAGTTTTGGAAAAAATAAAAAAAGACCATAGCAAAGGCTATGAGAAAAAGAAACCTAAAAAGAAGTGAGAACATCTTGTGGGTGATTTAAAGAAGTGGGTTGACCAAGACTGGGTTAGGATAGGGTCTGATGGTAACATTAAAGGGTCTTGCGGGACTTCTAAAGACACTAAAAACCCAGATAGGTGCTTGCCCCGTAGTAAAGCGCAGTCTTTGTCAAAATCAGAGCGAGCGGCAACTGCGCGGAAAAAGAAGGCTTCTAAGAAAAAAGTTGTGAAAAACACTAAAGCGGCAGAAGTGCAGAAAATGAGTAAAGGCGGTGTGATTGCAAGAGGTTGTGGTGCGGTCATGTCTAATCGTAGAAAAAGAACCCAAGGTTCTGTTGTAAAACTTTAACGAGGTATAGCTATGCGTGGATCAACTAAGTACATGAAGAGCGGCGGTGCTGCTAAGAATAAAACAGCTAAGTACATGAAGAGCGGCGGTGCTGTTGCATCTAAAGCTAAAAAGAAAGAGTCAGGTATGACTGTTGCACAAGCGCGGTCGTTCTTGAAAGATAAAGGTTACAAAGTTGTAAAGACGTAGTGTCTTACCTAATTAGTAACATTCCGCACTTTAAGTGCTGGGTTAGGAAAGAATACACTTGTAACCATTTGCGTTATCAAGGCGAGTATTTACATGCACTTGCTATTGCCGTAAATACTATTCCAGACCGATCTTTAAGCTTTCAAGTTGTTTTTACAGGGTGTGAGAACGATGACGAAGAAATAGATGACGTTCATGGGGGTGCAATGTGGGCTAGGATGCCCCTACAGGCGTTGGTTGCCGATATTGTAATGCCAGAATGGCCTGAAGAAATGGCCGATCATTTGGCGCAACCGTGGGATTGCGAGTCCCGGGATCATTCTGTGATTACTATGGACCGCGTTAGTAGCAGTCCTTGGGTAGCTAAGATAGACCACGAGTTTTACTCTGCTCGCTACATGTTTACTGTGGATTATACCGATCACCACATAGCGGATGATCCCGCACAGCATAAACAGAGTCATGTGATGTATATTACAGAACCCGGTCCTTGGTATGGTAATATAGTGGCATTACCAAACAACCGAGTTCGGGCAACTAGCCCAGCTTTGTGGAAGACAGGGCAGGGCGCACCGGATTTTTGCCCAAATCAGCGTGTTCATTCGGCTGAAGGGCATGAAAGTTATACAGACCCGTCTATTGTTTTTGATAATTTATATTCAGACAGTGACGGAGAATAACGAGGATAATTAAACATGGCAACCTCTAACAGCACTAATTTTGAGCTAGACGTTACCGAATATATTGAAGAAGCGTTTGAGCGTTGCGGCTTAGAGGTTCGTACAGGTTATGATCTTAAAACAGCAAAACGATCTTTAAACATTATGTTAGCCGAGTGGGCCAACCGAGGTTTAAATGCGTGGACTATTGAAGAAATTACCATTCCTCTGGCAACAGGGGTAGGTGTATATCCTGCGGGCACGTTAACTATTTCAGTAGCGTCTTCCACTGGATATACCGTTGCCGAAACAATTACTGGCGGAACTAGCGGAGCAACAGCTACCGTAACAAGCGTTCCGTCGGCCACAAGTCTAGCCATTACAATACCAGAAGGTACTTTCAGTCTTAGTGAAACACTTACAGGCGGAACTAGCAGTACAGCGTCAACTGTATCGGCAGTCGTAGACTTTTCCAACGTAAACTCTACTATTGATTTGTTGTCTGTGGTGGTCACTCGATCTGCAACTGACTTTAGTGTTGCTCGTTTAAGCAGAGATGGCTTTTTTAGTATCCCCAATAAGGCTACCACTGGAAGAGCTAACCAATATTTTATTGATCGGTTAGTAACACCTACTTTAAAAATTTGGCCGGTACCCGAAAATAACACCGATGTCATAAAATTTACTCGTTTAACTCGAATACAAGATGCCAACACTCCTACAAACACCTTAGAAATACCTTTCCGTTTCTACCCTTGTTTAGCGGCAGGTCTGGCTTACTACCTTTCGGTAAAAAGAGCGCCGAATAAGGTACAGTTGCTAAAGACTATTTATGAAGAAGAGTTTGATCGCGCCATGATGGAAGACCGTGATCGCGCTTCTTTTAACATTACCCCAAGCTACATGTACTTTAGGTCTTAAAAATGGCTAAGTATGCTTCAGGTAAAAACGCTTACGCTATCTCAGATCGATCTGGAATGCGGTATCGCTATAAAGATATGCGTAAAGAGTGGAACGGCTCTTTAGTTGGTAAGGATGAGTTTGAGGCTAAACAGCCTCAACTAGGGCCTTTTAAGAAAGCCGTTGATCCGGAAGCTTTGCAGAACGCTAGACCAGAAACAAACTTAGAGTCCCAGCGTAATATACAATACGGTTTTGACCCAGTTGGCTTTAGGGGAAATGAAAATTTAACACCAAATCCGTTGAGAGCAACGGGCGGTGTAGGACAGGTTAAGGTAACGGTATGAGCTTTACATACGCACAGCTAAAGACGGCGCTACAAGACTACACAGAAAACGATGAGACAAGCTTTGTCTCTAATCTTCCACTTTTTATACGTCAAGCCGAAGAGCGCATTTTAAAGAATGTCCAGTTATCATTGTTTAGAAAAAATGCTCAAGCGGCTTTAACTCAAGGTAACCCGTACATTAACTTACCGGAGGACTTTTTAGCGCCATTTTCTTTTACCGTACAGCCTCCACTAGCGGACGGTTCTTTTTCAGACACTACTGAAAAAACTTTTTTGGACTACCGTGACGTAGATTTTGTTCAAGCTTATAACCCTACTCTTACGGTCACCGGTGCGCCTAAGTGTTATGCGATGTTTGACGTTGTTAACTTTATTGTTGGTCCCACTCCTGACACGAATTATTTTGTGGAACTTCATTACTTCTATAGACCGGATAGTTTGACTGCGGGCGCGGATTCGGGAACCACTTGGCTGAGTATAAATGCAGAGGTAGCCTTACTATATGGAAGTTTAGTAGAATGCTATACTTATATGAAGGGTGAAGCAGATATGGTGCAAGAATACCAGAAAAGATTTACCGAGGCGTTAACTTCCTTAAAGATGTTTGGTGAAGCTAAAGAAGTTACAGACGAGTACCGAACTGGAATGGTTATAAGGGCGAAGCAATGATTACAAACCCCGTAGTTATGAGCGAAGACTTTGGGATTACGGTCCAAACGTCGTCTAACCGAGGGTTTACCCCGGAAGAAATTGCCGAAAGATGTGTAAATCACATTATAAATATCTCAGATGACGCTCCACCGGCTATTAAAGGGCAGGCTTTAGCATTTAGAGATCAAGTAAAGGCAGTGGTCACTTTTTATTTGCGAGAAGCGGTTAAAAGCGACAGAACAACCGTTTTTAACGAACTAAACAACGCGGGACAACCGCAACTTGCTGAATTAATCAGGAGATTATAATGGCTTTTAACGGAAACTTTATGTGTACAAGCTTTAAAACACAGCTTTTAACGGGTACTCATAACTTTACTAACACTAGCGGAAATGTTTTTAAACTGGCTTTGTACACAAACAGCGCCACTTTGAACGCTTCCACAACGGCTTATGCCACTTCAAACGAAGTCGCTAACGGCAATGGATACACCACGGGCGGAGCGACGCTAACTAGCGTAACTCCTACCAGTTCAGGAACCACCGCTTTCTGTGATTTTTCGGACGTTACGTTTTCTAGTAGCACGATTACGGCTAGAGGGGCTTTGATTTATAATGATACGCAAGGCGATAAGTCCGTTCTTGTGTTAGATTTTGGATCCGATAAATCGTCATCTTCTGGAGACTTTGTGATCGTGATGCCAGCGGCTGACGCTAGTAACGCTATCATACGAATTGCATAATGACAGACGCGGTAACAGCTTTTGCCGGATGGAACTCCTCTACTCAAGGGTGGGGAGAGTCCACGTGGGGTAACAGTGTAATAGACACTGCTTTTAGTGCTACTTCGGCTTTAAGTGGCGTTACAGTTATTTTTGAGATACAGGCCGCGCCGGTAGGACAAGTTGCTGTGGCACGGGTAACCGGTGTAACCGTAGAGGCGGGAACAGGCGTATCATTTGCAGTTACAGGACTTGGTGCTACCGCCCAAGTAGGCGCTGTATTGGTATGGGGGCGTATTGCTCCCGCCGAAACAGCAACTTGGACAGAAATGGTAGTAAATTAAATAATTTTAGTTAAATCAGCTTGAGGGTAATTTAAAATGGCTAGTACATATACAACTTTCTTAGGGCTTGAAAAGCCCGGTACGGGGGAACAATCCGGTACTTGGGGGGACACTACAAACACCAATATGGACATGCTAGATCAAGCGGTTGACGGGATTATTTCGGTTACATTGTCTGCCACAGGTTCAACAGGTTCCCCAAACTCTTTACCTATTACAGACGGCGCTGTTTCTAACGGGCGTAACAAATACATTGAGTTTGTTGATGGCGGAGATATTGGCGCTACGGTCTACGTTGCTTTAACGCCAAACGATGCTGAAAAGGTGGTGTACTTCCGTAACAGCCTTTCCGGCTCACGCTCTATTCTTATTTTTCAAGGCACATATAACACCAGCAATGATTTTGAATTGTTGGCTGGAAAAGATTATGTCCTTAAATTTAATGGCGGCGGTTCAGGTGCCACCGTTACTGACGTAAATGCTAACTTAGCGGTTACTGCGCTTACTGCGACAACTTTAAACGGTACAACCGTTACGGCCTCTGGAGTAATTACAGGATCAACTGTCGAAGCTACCGGAGACACTGCCGCTGGCGATAACGCGGCAATGGGTTTTACCGCCGCAGAAGGTCTTATTCTAACCGGACAAGGCTCTACGAATGATGTAACCATCAAGAATGACGCAGACGCAGATGTAATTGAGATTCCTACGGGAACAACTACTGTAAATTTTGCAGGTGCTGTGGATGTTGTTGGAGACTTAACTGCGGCTACGTTTACTCCGGACGGAGATACTGCGGCAGGTGATTCCGCCGCGATAGGCTTTACCGCAGCAGAAGGTCTTATCCTAACCGGCCAAGGCTCTACGAATGACGTAACTATTAAGAACGATGCTGACGCAGATGTTCTTGAGATTCCAACCGGTACGGTAAACGTAACAGTTGCGGGAGACTTAGTCGCCGCGGGTACTTTAAAAGCAACGGGTGACACCGCCGCTGGAGACGGTGCCGCGCTAGGATTTACCGCCGCAGAAGGATTGATCCTTACAGGTCAGGGCTCTACCAACGATGTCACTATTAAGAACGATGCGGATGCCGCTGTTTTACAGATTCCAACCGGTACGGTAAACACAACTCTTGCAGGTACTTTGGGTGTAGCGGGAGGTTCCACCAACGGTGTGGTCCTATCTCAGGGAGATATAGCCCTAAAGAATGGTGGAACTAGGTCAACAGTTAAGTTTTATTGCGAGTCAAACAACGCGCATTATGCTCAACTTCAAGCACCGGCACACTCTGCGTTCTCAGGCAATGTAACCCTTACCCTCCCAGCATCTACGGATACTCTGGCGGGTATTGCGGCAACACAGACGCTGACTAATAAGACTCTTACAACTCCCGTTTTAAACTCCCCAGACATCACTGGCGGTACTGCGGCGGGCGACGATGCGGCTCTTGGTTACACTTCTGCGCTAGGTCTGGTGTTGACTGGGCAGGGATCATCAAACGACGTAACAATAAAGAACGATGCCGATGCGGCTGTTCTTACCGTACCAACCGGAACCACCAACGTAGCAGTAGTAGGCGACTTAGCAGTCGGCGGGTCAATCACTGACTCAGGCGCGGCAGTTAAAGTTGCGGGTCTTGAGACTATCTATGTCCCAGCGGCGGGTATGTACCCAGAGACAACAAACGGTGCTTCAGACTTGACTCAAGTAGAGCTATCAAACGGCCCGGAGCTTAAATGCCTCGACTTTGCGGCGGCGGCAGATGACTTCGCTCAGTTTCAGGTTATATTTCCTAAAAGTTGGAACGAAGGCACGGTTACCTTCCAAGCGTTCTTTACTGTCACTGGAACCAACACAGGTACAGTAGCGTGGGGATTAGCAGGTAGAAGTTTTGCGGATAGTGCAGACCTAAACACGGCCTTTGGAACTCAGGTAGTGGCAACAGCTAAAGCTCACTCTGGAACGTCTAACGACATAGATGTAGCGGCAGTAAGCGGAAATGTAACCATTGCTGGAGCGGCGGCTGATACTCTGACCATCTTTCAGATTGCTAGAGATGTTTCGGCAGACAACCAATCGGGCGCTGCGCGTTTGTTAGGCATTAAGCTGTTCTTTACCACTGACGCGAAGAATGACGCATAAGGAGTAACTGATGACAGGTTTTGGTTATAACGTAAACGGCTTTGGTTCTTTCCCCTCTAGGGGAGCGACTTTAGAGGTCGATATAATGGCGGCAGGTGCCGGTGGCGGTGGCGGGTTCAATGTCGGCGGTGGTGGTGGTGGTGGTGCCGTTACTTCGTTTGATGGCGAAATAGTTAAGTATGACAATAATTACACTGTAACCATTGGAGCGGGTGGAGCGGGTACTACCTACGGCGCGGGGGGTGGAGTTAATGGTGGTACTGGTAACGATGCAAGTATTGCCGGCTCTGGTATAGGAACGTTATACGGTCGCGGTGGTCAGGGTGGCCGATATCAAGACTCGTCTGGAGGCGGTGGTTACGTTGCTGGTGGAGCAGGAGGAAATATTCTAAGTGGAGCGGTATATTCTGGAGGAACAGGCTCTCTCGGCGGCGATGGCGGCGATTCAGGTGGTCAGGGTGCATCAGTATATATTGGCACGGGTGGCGGTGGTGGTGGTGCCACTGGCGATGGTTCCAACGGCTCCGCTACTTCGGGCGGCGATGGCGGCGAAGGGACAAACTGGAAAAGCTTAAACTTTGGAACGTACAATAAATTCGGTCACGGAGGTGGAGGGGCGCAAGGTACTTTTGTAGGTAATAATAATATAACCACCACACCCACTTCGGGTGTTGCAAGCGATAAGGGGTCAGGCGGAGTAAATAAAGACGGAAGTAATCTTGCTTTCGGAATTGCCGGCCCTGCCGGCGGACATGGTGGAGGCGGTGGCACAAACGATAACAATGCTACTGCGGCACACCGAGAGGGGGCGGCGGGAGGTGCGGGAGCGGTAATTATACGCTACGTTACAAGTGAGCTAGATGGTTCAGCTAGTGGTGGAACTGTATCTACGGCTGGTGGGTACACATACCACTACTTTACTTCTTCTGGCACTTTTGCCTTGTCATCTTAAATTGGAGGCCACATGGCCCATTTTGCTAAAATAATAGACGGTCTTGTCGTTCAGGTCATTGTTGCAGAACAAGACTTTATTGATACTCTGGGCGCGGATTGGGTTCAAACATCTTATAACACTCGCGGCGGTATTCATTATGGGCAGGATGGAGAGCCTGATGGTGGCACAGCACTGCGGAAGAATTTTGCGGGTGTTGGGCATAATTATGATGCAACGAGAGACGCTTTTTACCCGCAATCGCTTTACGCAAGCTGGACACTAAACGACAGCACCTGCATTTGGGAGGCTCCAACAGCCTGTCCAGATGCCGGCAACCAATACAACTGGGATGAAGACACAACTTCATGGGTTGAGATAACATAATGGAAATTAAACTATCGAATTTATTAGGTCTACTGCCTGTCGTGGTGGTGGCTACTGGTGCTATCTTCTCCTACGCCAGCTTAGATGCTATGGCATCAGAGAACGCTGAAGACATTGAAGATGTTAGCGAGCAGGTCGAGAAGATTGAAGAAGAGGTGGATGAGCTTCAGCAACAGATGACCCGCAGTGAGATACAGCTAGACAACGCTGTTGAGGACTTGTCAGAAGTACGCTTAGACACCAAGGCCATCCTCAACTTGCTTCAACGTCAGCCTACTAACTAACGTAATTTATTAAGTTTGCTGCCTGTTGTAAACGAACCCCTATTGAGTAAATGATATGCCGCTTACGAAGTTACAGTTTAGACCCGGTGTTAACCGCGAAACCACTTCGTATACAAACGAAGGGGGTTG